ATCCAGCATATGATATACTTGTCCCAGAATGGGAGAAGTGGAGACTTACATATACTGGTGGTCAAGCCTTCTTAAATAAGTACTTGAAGTATTTCTCTACTAGGGAAAACAAAAGTGATTACGAAGATAGGAAAGATATCTCATATAGTCCCTCCTTTGCGAAGTCCTCACTTAATGAGATTAAGAACTCCATTTTCCAGCGTATGCAGGACATCACACGTAAAGGTGGCACTCCGAGCTATATGAATGCCATCGAGGGCAGAGATAAAGGTGTTGACCGTGAGAACAGCACAATGAATAATTTCATTGGCTGTACGGTCCTCCCGGAACTGATCTCAATGGGTAAGGTCGGTGTTTTCGTTGATATGCCTAAAGATATCGGGGAATCCCAGTTTGAACAAGTAGGGAAGAACCCTTACACATATATTTACCGTCGTGAAGATATCCGTTCATGGACTATGCGTACTGATGTCGAGCCAGATGAATTTGCAGCATTATTATTGAGGAAGTTCGTTAATGTTATCGACCCCATCACACTTCTACCTGTTGATGTGGCAGAGGAATATAGATATTTCCGCTTAACACCAGAGGGAACAGTTTTAGTAACTATTTATAATGAAGAAGGGGCAGAGACAGCTACCACAGAACTTAATATCCCTAAGATTCCCTTTGTGGTCTTTGAGTTATCCCAATCTTTATTAGTGGATGTCGCAGATATCCAAGTCTCTCTCCTAAATCTAGCTTCCGCTGATATGAACTACTCCTTTAAGAGTAATTTCCCGTTCTATACGGAACAATATGACCCAAGAATCGTTAGTGGCCATCTAAGACAGAATAATGCAGGAGCAACAGGTGCAACAGGAGAGGTAACTTCATCTTCTGACCTCCCAGGTACCGCTGGAGCCGCTGCAACGAGTAAAACTCAGGAAATCGTTACTGGAGCCACTAGAGGGCGCAAATATCCTAAAGGTACTGAACGTCCGTCATATATCCACCCCTCTTCTGAGCCACTTGAAATCTCAATGAAGAAGCAAGAACAGTTAAAACGCGATATAAAGGAGTTAATTAACCTCGCAGTCGAGAATCTAGTCCCACGGAACACCGTTGGGGAAGCCCTAGCGGTTACAGATCAGTCATTAGAGGCAGGTTTATCATATATCGGTCAAGAACTTGAGCATGGCGAACTGAAAGTCGCAGGTTTTTGGGCTATGTACGAGAAAGCCACTAAACAAGCTACAGTGAAATATCCATCAAATTATTCTCTGAAAGATGATAAACAAAGATTAGAGGAATCAGAGAAATTATCAGATTTGCGTGGAGATGTCGCTAGTATGACCTATAAAAAAGAGATATCGAAGCAAATTGCAACTACTCTTCTCTCTGATAAGGTGGAATTAGAGACATTAACTAAGGTTTATAGGGAGATCGACGCGAGTAAGATTCCAGTACAAGACAGTAATACGATCCACCAGGATATTGAGGATGGGTTACTATCTGTGGAGACAGCATCCGAAGCTAAGGGATATCCAAAGGGCGAGGTCGAGAAAGCCAAGGAAGAACACGCAGAACGTGCTGCACGTATCGTAATTGCACAGACAAAAGCCTCAGAAATGGCTGGCGCAAGCGCAGGCGCAGGCGCAAGAGGAGTAAATGACCTCGATACTGAACTTGATAGTGCAGATGACGAGAAGAATAAGACTCAAAATAATAAAGATATGGATATTGATGTTAAAGATAAAACGCGTGGAGGGCAGAAATGACTATTCCCTACATAACCGTAGCCGATGCCGATGCTCATTTCGCTGAACGTCTTAATACTGGCGCATGGGATGATGAAGATTCGGATACCCAACTTGTTGCCCTTAAAGAGGCCACTTTGCGTATTGATAGATTAAATTTCATTGGTGAGAAGAATGCCGCCGATCAAGAACAGCAGTTCCCACGCTATGATGATACGACTATACCAGAAGATATCCAGAATGCATGTGCGGAACTCGCACTTGTATTATTAGATGATGTTGATCCCGATAAAGAAATTGAATTGCTTGGGATGAAGTCTCAAGGACTCGCATCGGCGAGGTCTACCTATGACCGATCTTTTGTACCTGAGCATCTACAGGCCGGTATACCAAGCACTTTAGCTTGGCAATACTTGAAGCCATACTTAGTAGACCCTCAGTCATTAGAGGTCAATAGGGCTACATAGAAGGAGTGGAGATGTTTGAGTGTGATGTGGTTAGTATGAGTGATGTGGTTAGTATGTGTGTACCAGCATCTTTGATTTACAAAATCAAAGATCGTAGTTGGTATGGTGAAGGAGACGGTGGCGGAGAAGGTGGCGGAGATGGTACTGGAGATGGTGCTGGAGATGGTGCTGGAGCAGGAGATGGCGCTGGAGCAGGTGATGGCGATGGTGCTGGTGACGGTATTGGCGGAGAAGGTGGCGGAGAAGGTGGAACTAAACCTAAAACCTTCACGCAAGAACAAGTGAATAAGATGCTTGCTAATAATAAGCGTGGACTCCAATCTAAAGTTACTGAGCTTGAAGATACAGTCATAGCTCTTCAATCTGGCAGTCTAACGGCTGAAGAAAAAGTTAAACTCACTGGTAAAGTCAAAGAACTCAACGATCAACTTAAAACAAAGGAGGAACTTGCAAAACAGGAACAAGATCGAATCAAGAATGAGAATGCAACACAGGTAACTGATTTACAAAATCAACTCAACGCTCTTCAAGAGCGGTATACAAACGAGACAATTAGTAGAGCTATCTTGGATGCCGCAGTAGCTAACGATGCGTTTTCGCCCCCACAAATCGTTACTCTGTTAATTCCGAATACTACTCTATCCGAGGAATTGGATGGAGAGGGTAAGGCCACAGGTAATTTGATTCCTCGAACCAAATTAGCTGGTGTGGATGGTGATGGTAAACCTGTTACACTTGATCTCCCGGTTGCGGAAGCCGTAGCAAAGATGAAGGATATCCCACAGCAGTACGGGAATCTCTTCAAGGCTAACGTCACTGGTGGGTTAGGGGATGCAGCCGGAGTCCAAGGCTCTGGTGGTAGTGTTGACGTGGGGAACTTAACCACGGAGCAATACATTGCAAGAAGAGAGAAACTGAAGAAAGATGGCAAAAACATTTTAGACGAAGTGAAGTAAACAAACAAGGAAATAGGAGATAGTCCATGTTTCGATACGTTAGAAGTAGAAGTTGGTACGGTGTCAATGATAACGATGCACTTATCCCGGAAGTCTGGGCTAATGAGTCTGTCGCTATCTTAACCGAAAATATGGTCGCTGCTAATCTCGTTCATCGGGATTTCTCGATGGAAATTGCGAGTCAAGGCGATCTCGTCAATACTCGTCAGCCCGGTACATTTACGGCTGAGAGGAAGACCGATAATGATGATGTGACGGTACAGGATGCGAGTCTCACGAATATCCAGGTTCCTCTGGATCAGCACTTCCATACATCTTTTACCATTAAGGATGGCGAACTGTCGAAGTCCATGAAGGACTTGATCGAAGTCCATCTTGGTCCTGCGGTTCTCTCCATTGCCCAGGCAACCGATAAGGTTATCCTTGGTCAATGGCCCCAGTTCCTGGCTAATGAAGCTGGAATGATTGGTGGTCTCAGTGGTACGACCGCTAAGCAGTATATGCTCCAGACTCGTAAGGTCATGAACGAGAATCTGGCATATGCTCAGGGAAGGAATCTCGTTTGGAACCCTGATGGTGAGACTCAGGCTCTAGATACTGAGATTTTCTTAACCGCAAATACCGTTGGTGACGAAGGTACTGCTCTCCGTGAAGCTAGCATGGGCCGTAAGCTTGGCTTTGATAACTACATGGATCAGCATATGTCCTCGGTCGCTGTGGGTAATACCGTTACGGCTGGCGAGATTAATTTTGGCGCTGGTTATGCGGCTGGTTCAACCGTGTTTACGGTTGATGGTTTCAGTGCTGCAATCGCGGCTGGCTCATGGATTACCATTGAAGGGGATATGACTCCTCTTCGGGTCGTCTCAGCGGTTGTCGGTGCTACGCCGACTACTATCACGGTTCTTGCTCCTGGTCTTTCTACGGCTGTCGTGGATGATGCTGATATCACGGTTTATACTCCTGGTGAAGTCAATAAGGTCGGTGATTACGCGGCTGGTTACGCCAAGGAAATCGTGATTGATGGCTTCACGGTCGCCCCGCAGGTTGGTCAGTTCGTGACCTTCGGTGATTCCACCACAACTGATATCTATACGATCATTGCGGTTAATGCTCTTATCGGTATCACGTTGGATCGTCCTCTTGGTGCTGCTATTGCCAATAATGACGATGTGTGTATTGGTCCCGCTGGAAGCTATAACTTTGCTTTCCATCGGAATGCTATTACTTTTGTTTCGCGTCCTCTTGCTCTTCCGAGAGCCGGTACTGGTGCTTTGAGTGCCGTGGCGAGTGCTAATGGTGTCGCGATTCGCGTTACGATCACTTACAATGGTACGTCTCAGGGTCACTTAGTGACCGTGGACCTCCTTTGTGGTGTGAAGGTTCTTGATACGAACTTGGGTGCGGTGTTGCTTGGGTAGTGTCGCCTTGCTCTGGGGTGAGTGAGCTACTGTGGCTCACTCACCCCACCCTCTGCTGCGCCACTGGCTACGCCACTGGCTGAGCCAAATTGATTTACTAAATCAAAAGAAATAAACAAAATGTACACCATTAAAGCACAAATGAAGAGATTACTATACCGTCTGAAAAGACAGTATGGTGATCGTATGTATTTATATCAAGTCACCAGTAGTAGCAATAATGTTAAAACTGGTGAGATAGTTATGGATTATAATGTTTATAAAATCAAAAGAGGGATACCACTACCTAAACAATTAATGCGGAAATTTGCATATGACCTTACTTTCCTTGCTGCTAATAAGAATTTCCAGTATGGTGCTTATTATGATATGGGAATTAGGGATTACATCATAGAGACAAAAGACCTCCCACGTGCAGTTAGAGATACTGTAAAGGTTGATTTACAATGGCACTTAATCTATCAGCATAAGCGTTATAATCTAAAAGAGGTAAACTCTTATGCTGATGGATTAGCAATGTATATTGTAGCTAAACAAACTGTTCAACAATTACCTTTTGAATGGCACAATAAAGAAGTAAGTGCCCAAATCGAATTCTTTGAGGAAGTGGAGGGTACAGTATGACTACCGATGCGATAGCTGCAACTGAAAAGAGTATATCACAAGCAGATGACTTCGCAGTAATACGTTTAAGGAATGAAGTCTTTAATATGTCCATCTCTGGAACTTGGACGGGTACTGTTACTCTTCAACGTTCTTTTAATGGGCAAGATTGGTTTGATGTTGAAGCTTTCACATTAAATGACCAAAAAGTAGGCGATGATCCTGAGAAAAATATCTACTATCGTATTGGTTTTAAAGTAGGTGATTATGGTAGTGGTACAGCTTTAGTGCGTATTAGTCAGTAAACACAAGCATAAGTACAAAGGAAAAATATGGAAATCCCTCTTTCAGTTATCATCGGTGTTATAGGTGCTCTCGCAGCAGCCATAGGGGTACTCTATAAACAAAATATAAACCAGCAAGGACAGGTCGAGTCCTTGATTTCAGAATGTAAAGAATTAATGGGTGGCCTAGCAGAGTTAATACGGACTTCTAATAGTCTAATGGTAGAGGTCAAGGATGCTCTTCAGAATTACAAGGCTGGTAAATCTGATGATGAATAAGAAAACAATCTCAGACTTCTTCTCAAGTTCGCAACATACCCGTGTTGCATTGAGGCAAGCAACTTGTCCTGATGGTTTCTGTCTTGTTATTGAAGATGACGCTCATGTAGCTCAGTATCTACAGAAGATACTTGAATCAAAACATATTAAATCAAAAGTCATTGATAATTCGATAGATGCGTTAGATATTTTACATGAAGAGAACATATCAATAATTTGCGCTATTATTGATTTGAATCTAGAACAAAAAGATAGCGGTAAGAAAATAGTTGAAGAATTCGAGAGTAACCACCGTAATATTCCATACGTAGTTTATACTGGAGATACGGTACGAGAGAGTCAACTCAAACGGAAATATCCACATATTAATGTGGCTATTAAGGGACGTAATAACATCCAAATACTATTGAATGCTTTAGGAATAACTAATGCCAACAGCTATCCCAACGCTTAATATCGTTGGTTCAACAGCAACTATAACGGGTGCGGAAGCGGGATCAATTAATGTTCTCGTCTTCACTACCCGTAATAACAATAGATGGCATACCATTAATTCAATTATTGGCAACGGAACAATCGAGATAGAAGGTGTAGCTCCTGGAGATTATACTGGCAGGGTCATGTCAATCGGCTCTACAGGAACCGTATCAGATAGTGTAGATTTCTCAGTGACGGGGGCGTCACCGAGCGGAGGCGTAAATGCCAACTGGGGGCGTTGGATTTATGCTTCTATTTGTCAACACTTCGAGGACTTGAGATCAGGGCTTTTCATGTTCCTCGAAGGAGAACATCGCGAGACTCAAGATCAATTAGAATTTTTTGAGCTTCGTGTAGACGGTCCTTTCTTTCAGCAATTTTCAAAGGGCTGGTGGAAATTAATTGTGGAAGTGAACGCGATCATTACCGTACCGAAAAGTGATAAGGATTTCCATAATATTCGTTTACAGACAGATTTCGTTACATCGTTGTTCACGAATAATATCCTCACTTATCGTTATGGGAAGGAAATCCAGGATGATGATACTTTCTTAGGTTGCTTACAAGCACAAGATGGTAAACGTAAGAACCTTCAGGTAAGTCATTTTGGTCAGCTACAACCTGCCGCTGAAGTCTTACAGGCAGGTGTAGAACGTCACTATACAATGGAACTTGCTGAGGAGTAAGATATGTTTCGAGATCGTAGATGGTATGGTGCACAGATTGATCTCAAAAATGCCACCATCTGGCTTAAAGATGGTGGTGTTGGGTCTGCGCAGCAAAGTCTTGAAGTGAAGATTGGTGAGGGTACTCTCACTTATGATGAACGAAAGAATATCGAGTATGTTCGTGACCGTGGACTCCTTGACACCGTTAAGGAAGGTGACGAAGAGCCGATTGACGTTCGTTTTGATTTTACCTGGGAGTTCCTCCAGGCTGTGTCCACAACGGCGGCAGGTACACCGACTGTTGAAGATGCATTGAAGCAGCGTGGTGAAGCATCGGGTTGGGTATCAAGTTCTTCTGACCCATGTGAACCCTACGCGGTTGATATTGAAGTGGATTATGTGCCACCTTGTGGTGGTGAGCTTGATGAAATTATCACGCTCCCTGACTTCCGTTATACGAGTCTTGCACATGATCTTTCTGCTGGTACTGTTGCGGTTACAGGTCAGTGTAATGCCACTGATGCTCTGATTGTGCGTCAGTAGATTTTTGTTGCTCCACGGTTTGATTTAGTAAATCAAACCGTGGAGCAAGTTTGAGGGAAGAAAGGGTTTGTAATGAAGATTCAAGGTGTGGTACTTAATGGTCCTGCTGTTGAAATTATTCCGATCATTCGTGGTGAAGATACGATTATCATTAAAGCACAAGCTGTTTTGGATTATAGTGATTTCAATAACATGTTTCCAAGACCTACCCCACCGGAGAAGATGTTCCCTGGTGGACGTAAGGAACTAAATGTTGATGACCCGAAGTTCCTTAAAGCTATTGATGAATATGGTACTGCGAAGTACGCATGGCAAGTTCTCAAGTCCCTTGAAGCAACTGAAGGTCTTGAGTGGGATACCATTGATATGGGTAAGCCCGATACATGGAAGAACTATGAAAAGGAATTAGGTACTTGGCTTTCTGAGGCGGAAGTATTGAGAGTTATAATGGGTGTCACGAATGCCCAAGGACTTAATAGTGATAAGATTGAAGAGGCACGGAAACGTTTTTTAGCTTCTCAGGAGGCGGGGTCAGAAAAATAGTACTTCCCCGTTTCCGCACGGAGTTATATTCTATATGGAGAGCT